GGCTGGTGGCAAATGACCTTATCCGACATAGCAAAAAGGCGTGGACAACCCGCCGCTGACCAGTTACGCAAAGACATGAACAGGCTAAAAAAATGAAAATTGATGTACAAAAAATGCACAGTGTTGGATTTGGTATTTTGTTTTTCCCAAAATACGGCATTGGCATACAAATTGGCAGGCGTTGGTTTGGTATCAAAAAATGAGATACGCCGCCCGAGTTGATGCAAACCAAGATCAAATTGTTGCCGCTTTACGAGCCGCTGGCGCTTATGTTTGGATCATTGGCTTGCCTGTTGACCTTTTGGTGGGCTACAAGAATCACACATTCTTGGTGGAAATCAAAAGCACATCTAAGAAGCGTTTAACGAGCCTACAAGCCGACTTTTTTGAAAATTGGTGCGGAGGTACATTGGTAAGGATTGACAGCCCTGACGGGGCTTTAAGGATGATTGGAGTATTGAAATGAAGCCAAAAAAATTTATTCAAGCTATTAGAGCCAAAGGAAAACAAGCATGAAGGTACATCATCTCAAAGATTGGAATGTTGCCGCTATGCTTACCCACGCACTAGAACGCATACCGCCTGACCAATCATGCGTTGTGCTGTTTTATGAAGATGATGAATTAAAAACACTTTCATCAAATGTTGACAATCAACACGCTATATGGATGTATGAATTAGCTAAATTAAATGTTTTACATCAATGTATTAAACATGAGTGGGAAGAATAAGCATGAAACCCGAAGAAGCGGCGCAAGCCATCCGAGACAAAGCGCCAGCTTACGGCGAAGCCAAAGCACAAAGGGTTTATCTTGAGGAATTCCGCAAAAGTCAAAAGGCGCTGCTGATGAAAGATGCCCTAGAAATGGGATATGAAGCGGCAAATGCCCAAGAACGGGAAGCCTACGCCGACCCCACTTACCACCAGCTACTTAAAGGCTTGGCGGCGGCAATTGAAAAAGAAGAAACTTTGCGTTGGGAGATTGAGGCGGCAAGGCTTGACATTGAGGTTTGGCGCACAAGGGAAGCCACAAACAGGGTGCAAGACAGGGCGCACCAATGAAATGCCCCGAATGCGGGACATGGACAATAGTTAAAGAAACAAGAATATCCACAGGCAATACACGCAGAAGGCGCTTGGAATGTGCCAATATGCACAGATTTTCCACATTGGAGACCATAGTTGATAGAAAAACATTCATACGTCAGAAGCAAAAAGCTTCTGAAATTGGTGGCGAGCCTTGATTGCCAAGCCTGCGGTTCGGGGCACATGGTGCAAGCGGCACACACAAATTGGGGCGGTGGTAAGGGTCGGGGCATCAAAGCCGATGACAATCTAGTGGCGGCACTGTGCATCAAATGCCATTACGAAATCGACCAAGGCAAGGATTTAAGCCGTGAAGAACGGCAAGAAAAATGGTTGGCGGCACACATGGCAACAATTCATGCGTTAACTAGGGCTGGGCTTTGGCCTGCGGATGTGCCTATGCCTATAATGGAAAAATCGGGTGCAGTTGCCACTTAACCCGTTTGGGGGTTTAACAACCCCCTTTTTTTTGATATAGTGGGTTTATGAACGAAGAAGTTTCAGAATTTGTTGCAACGCTGTTCCATGCGGGAACGATTACGCATTTTCAACATTTGCAAACGACTGAGTACGCCACCCATAAGGCGCTGGGCAAGTTTTACCCCAAGATTGTTGACTTGGCTGACCAGTTGGCAGAGAGTTACCAAGGGCGCTATGACACACGCATGAAGCAATTTCCTGATGAACTGCATCAGGCAAAAGAAAAGCCGCATGAGTACTTGACACAATTAAAAGAATTTGTGCAGGAAGCCCGTGAAGAAATCCCCCAAGATTCAGAACTGCAAAACATCGTTGATGAAATTGCCGATCTGATAAATTCAACCTTGTATCTTTTGACCCTTAAATAGGAATCACCATGAAAAAACTGACCAAAGACATGATGGGCTACGGCAATTCAGCTAAATTGGCTGGCAACCCAGCACCCGAAATGGTTAACAAAGGAAGCGTTAAGAACAACATTCCTAAAGCCATGACCAACATGGTTGGCGCTGACAAGAAATTTGATGGCGGTAAGTCAAATGGTGTGTGCTACACCCACGACCGCAAGTGCTATCAGGATTAAGCGTAAACCCACGCCAAGGCTAGTTGGCGGGGCTTACTGACCAAACAAAAAAAGGAGTTTTGAATGGCTGATGAACATTCTAATTGCGGCGGCTGCAAGTTTTTTAAAAACCAGCAGATCATGGGTATTTGTCGCCTTTACCCGTTACATCAAAACAAGCACGAAAACGATTGGTGCGGACAATTTGAGGTTGCAGAAACCAAGATGGTTAAGTTGTCTGTTTACGACATAATGACCGATCAAACAACCGAAGCGCCCCAAAAACGCAAATATGTGAGGAAAGCAAATGCTAAAGCCTCTGCGTGACCGTGTTGTGGTTAAGCCACTTACTCGCAATTTGTCGGACATTATTTATGTCAACAACAAAGAGCCTTTTAACGAGGGCACAATTGTGGCGGTAGGCCCAATGGTCAAAGATTGCCAAGTTGGTGACTTCGTGAAGTATGGCAATGGTGACTATTTAAATTGGCCTGTTCACCGTATTGATGACCAAGATTATCAAATCATTCAAGAAGCGGACATTTGTGCCGTAGTGGAGGCTTAAAAATGGCAAGTAAACCTGGCTTGTATGCCAATATTCACAAAAAACAAGAACGTATCGAGCGCCAAAAGGCGGCGGGTAAAACGCCCGAGCGCATGAGAACGCCTGGCACAAAGGGCGCACCAACTGCTAAAGCATTCAAAGAATCTGCAAAAACGGCAAAGAAATGAGCAAGCACGACAAACCCATACCCCACAAGACCACGGGCAAAGGCAAAACCTACAACCCAACAGAAAAGGGTGCGGGAATGACCGCCAAGGGTCGTGCTGAATACAACGCAAAGAACAATTCAAACTTAAAGCCACCAGCCCCAAACCCAAAAACCAAGGCTGATGCTGGCAGAAAAGCATCATTTTGTGCAAGAATGGAAGGAGTGGTAAAACACTCGAAAGGCCCAGCGGAACGGGCAAAGGCCAGCTTAAAAAACTGGAATTGTTAAAACCCCTTTTGGAAAAAATAAAGGAAATATCATGGCAAATTCAATCGCAACAGGCGTAGCTTACGCAGACCCCGAGTTTGTATCAGTACAGGTAGGCAATTCAGCCGTGCCCGTAGCTGTTACATCAAGCGGCATCATCAACGGCGCATATGCCACAACCAGTGCTACCAGTGGCGACACCCGACTGACTTATCAGCGTCTGACATTCAGTAGCACTGGAAGCGGCGAAACCATCCGAGCATTCAGCGTGGTTACTGGCGCTGGCGCTGCTACTGGTGGAACAATCAATGGATCACACATTAGCACATCCATTAATGGATCAGGCACGATTTCGGGTGCGGCAAATGCAATTCGAGCAACCATTGGCGGTTCGTCAACAAACCCAGGCGGTACGTTGGCGGCGTTGCAATTGGACTCTAATTTTGCATCAGGCGGCACATGGTCAAACACATCATTCTTGCGTGTAACAAACTCAGGCACTGGCGAAGTCGGTAACTTTGCGGCGATGCCTGCGGTCAGCGCAACAGGCGTGTTTAGAGCCAAAGTAGGTTCACCAGTGGTTACCCATACCATTCCAGTGACCAGCGGTGGCACAACCTACTACGTCATGGTCAGTACGGTTGCCTAAATGCTGAAACATCCCGACATTGAAGTTCAAGCCTTAGTCGAGATGCTGGAGGGGCAGCGTGACAATGCAATGGTGCAAGCCGCTGCCCTTTTTAGGGAAAACACTGAGTTGAAACAAAAGTTAGCAGAATATGAAAACAGAACAGATAACAGCGAGACTTGAAGAATTGCGTAATACCGCCAAACAGCATGAAGCCGTGTTGTTGCAGATCAGCGGTGCAATTCAAGAACTGCAAAACTGGTTAGCCCAAGAATCCAAGGAGAAGGCAAATGCCACTGATCAAATCAATGACAACTAAGGCAATGAGTAAGAACATCGCTAAGGAAATGGAAGCAGGCAAGCCCCAAAAGCAAGCCGTTGCAATTGCATATTCGGTAAAGCGTGAAGCTGAGAAAAAAGCCAAACAAAAGCCTAAAAAGTGAAAATAACCCAAAAAAAGGTTACAGAACTAATTCCTTATGTAAACAACAGCCGCACCCACTCTGATGAGCAAGTGGCACAAATTGCGGCAAGCATTAAGGAATTTGGCTGGACTAACCCAATACTGGTTGACGGGTCAAACGGCATCATTGCGGGGCATGGCAGGCTATTAGCCGCCCGTAAGTTGGGCTATAAAGAAGTGCCTACCATAGAATTGTCCGACCTTACAGAAACACAAAAGAAAGCCTACATCATTGCCGACAATAGGCTGGCGCTAAACGCTGGCTGGGACAATGAAATGCTGACCATAGAGTTGAACGACCTATTGGCAGATGGCTTTGCCTTGGAAATGTTAGGCTTTGACCCCAAAGAGTTAAGCGCTTTACTAGAGCCTGAGGTAATTGAAGGGCTTACAGACGAAGATGCTGTTCCTGACGTGCCTGATGAGCCAATTACAAAGCTGGGCGACATATACCAGTTGGGTAAGCATAGATTGATGTGTGGCAATTCTTGCAGTTTGACCGACATGGAAAAGCTGTGTGATGGGCAGCTTGTGGATATGTGGTTGACTGACCCTCCATATAACGTGGCATATGAAGGCAAAACAAAAGATGCCTTAAAAATCCAAAACGACAGCATGGGTGACGATCAGTTTCGTCAGTTCTTGCGAGATGCCTATGTAACCGCTGATTTGGTAATGAAGCCAGGCGCTGTTTTCTATATTTGGCATGCGGATTCAGAAGGATATAACTTTAGGGGTGCGGCACAGGACGCTGGATGGAAGGTGCGCCAATGCTTAATTTGGAAGAAGTCCAGCATGGTTATGGGGCGGCAAGACTACCATTGGAAGCATGAACCCTGCTTGTATGGCTGGAAAGAGGGCGCTGGACACCTTTGGGCTACTGACCGCAAACAAACCACCATTTTGGAGTTTGATAAGCCTAGCCGCAACGGTGAACACCCAACTATGAAGCCTGTTGGATTGTTTGAATACCAAATGCTAAACAACACTAAAGGCGGCGACATAGTGCTGGATTCATTTGGTGGAAGCGGTACAACAATGCTGGCGGCTGAAAAGCATGGTCGCTACGCACGGCTTATGGAGTTAGACCCTAGATATTGCGATGTAATCGTAAAGCGTTGGGAAGACTTCACAGGCAAAAAAGCCGTATTATTGACGGAATTAACCGAAAATGTGTAACATTTGGTTAAATTCCCCTTTATAAAATGAATCACGAACATTTGCCCACAGATGAAAGCCGCAGGCTGGTTGAATCCAGTAGTGGATTGGGCTTGCCGCATGAATCAATTGCTGTACTGGTAGGCATTGATGACAAGACTTTGCGTAAGCACTACCGCCATGAGTTGGACATGGGTAAAGCCAAAGCCAACGGGCAAATAGCCAAAACGCTGTTTCAAAAGGCTACATCAGGCGACACCACCAGTTTGATTTGGTGGACAAAGACTCAAATGAAATGGTCGGAAACCGTTAAGGCCGAGGTTACGGGCGCTGATGGTGAGCCATTGCAGGGCATTCAAGTAACATTTGTAAAGCCTAATGAGTGAAGTCCAAGACGCTATTGCACGGGCAGAATTCCCTGTAAAGCTGGAAGGACTGTTCAAAAAAAGCCGTTACAAGGTTGCCTACGGGGGTAGGGGCGGCGCAAAGTCATGGGGCATTGCTAGAGCGTTGCTAATCCTTGGCGCTAAAAGCCCATTGCGTATTTTGTGCGCCCGTGAATTCATGACTTCCATGCGGGATTCAGTGCATAAGCTGTTGTGCGACCAAATTGAAAGCCTTGGATTGTTGGGGTTCTACGAGATAACCCAAGCCAGCATCCGAGGCAAAAACGGCACAGAGTTTGCCTTTGTTGGACTTAAGAACAATATTGCCAACGTCAAGTCCTATGAGGGTGTGAATATTTGTTGGGTAGAGGAAGCCCAAACGGTGAGCCGATTAAGTTGGAACATCCTGATTCCTACAATACGAGCCGAGGGCAGCGAGATATGGATTTCGTTCAATCCTGAGTTAGAGACAGACGAAACTTACCAACGGTTTGTGGCAAAAGCCCCCGAGGATTGCATCACAATGCGGGTGAACTGGTCGGACAACCCTTGGTTTCCCGAAACACTACGGTTAGAAAAGGATGCCCTCAAAGACCGTGACGAGGAAGCCTACAACCAAGTTTGGGAGGGTTTATGCCGACAAACGGTGGATGGGGCTATCTTTGCCAAGGAAATGCAAACGGCTGAGAAAGAGGGGCGCATCACCCGTGTGCCTTACGATGCTACCAAGCCAGTTCATGCGGTATTCGACTTAGGATGGTCGGACAGCACCGCTATTTGGTTCTTGCAGTTTGTTGGGATGGAGACAAGGTTAATCCGCTACATAGAGGATTCACAAAAGACCATCAGTTATTACATGGCGACTATGCAAACCTTTGGTTATGTATACGACACCATTTGGTTGCCACATGATGCCGAGAA